GTCGACTTCGGAGACCCGCTGACAAGAATCGCAATCGAGTGCGACGGCAAGGACTACCACGATCGGGAGACAGACGCCCGACGTGATAGCGAGATTCAGGCAGAAGGATGGCAGGTCTTTCATGTCACGGGTGGGCAGTGCATGTTGCCGGAGGACGACGAGAACTCGGTCGATGCTCTGGTTAGATCGTTGCGATGGACGCGGCAGTGAACTACTACCCGCACCACATCGGCGACTACGCAAAGGACACCCGGCATCTCTCGATGCTCGAGGACGGCGCGTATCGGCGCCTGATCGACGTGTACTACTCCCACGAGATCCCGTTGCCCAAGGACGAGGCGTCCGTGTGCCGTCTCGTCTGCGCCCGCGGCAGGGACGAAAAGGCCGCAGTCGGTGTCGTGCTGCGCGAGTTCTTCACGCTCGCTGAGGACGGTTGGCGGCATAAGCGCTGCGACGAGGAGATCGAGAAGGCGCAGGACAAGCGCATTAAGGCGGCCGAGTCTGCCGGGAAGCGTTGGCACAGCGAACGCTATGCGAACGCATCACAGGCTGGGATGCGAACGCATAGCGATGGCAATGCTCCCAATCCCAATAACCAAGAACCAATAGCCAAACCCAAAGAAAAAGAAAAGGCCGCGCGTGCGCGCGAGACCCAGCTCCCGGAGTCGTTCGAAATCTCCGAGCGGGTCAAAAGCTGGGCAACGGCGAAAGGCTTCGGCCAGCTGGAGAAATACCTCGAATTCTTCACCGGACGCATGAAGGCGAACGGCAAGCGTTACATCGATTGGGACGAGGCGTTCATGAACTGCATCCGGGAGGACTGGCCGCAATTCCGCAAGGCAACCGCCCCGGACTATTCCGACGTCATCGCAGCGATCAAGGACTGACCCATGCAAAAGCTCGACGCTCCAGCCCTCGCAGCTTCACTGAACGCCCTGGCCGAGACATTCGACCGGAAGGCGATCCCGCCGAAGGCGCTCGAGATGTGGTTCGACACGCTGCGCGAATTCCCTACTGAGGTCGTGCTGGCGCTCCTGCATTCCTGGCCGAAAGTTCACGGGAAGATGCCGGTTCCGGCGGAGATCTGGAACCTCCTGAATGATCGCACCGTCGATGCTCGCGAACAACGCCTGAAGGCAGAGAAGGCTGAGCGGCATCGTGACTACGAACGTCTCGGCGCGACAGAGAGCGGCAAGGGCGCGCTGAAATTGATCTACGACATGCTGGTTGGACGGCCAAAGCCCATGCCGCTCGAGCACTGGCGCAAGGTCATGGCGACGCCTGCGCTGCCGGAGATTTCCTACGAGTACGCGCGCGCTGCGCTGCAGCGCTTGGAGAGGCGGGAGGACGCATGACCCAGATTGGACTACCTCTTCAGCGCGAGCTAGCCATGCTGGCCGCGCTAGATCACGCCGATCGCGAGGTCGAGAACTGGTCGGACCTCGCTTACCTCTTCCTGCAGCGCTTTGCGAGCCGGCATTCGGAAATCTTCACTGCCGAGGACGTGACGAAGGAGTCCAAAGAATGGGGGTTGATTCAACCGCCGACGACGAGGGCTTGGGGAAGTCTGTATCGGAAAGCGCAGAACTCGGGGCTGCTCGAGCACGTAGACAACCAAGGGCTGAGGTCGAACGGGAGCCCGTGTCCGAGATACCGGAGAAGGAGCTAATCATCGGCGTGTTCTACGACAAGAAAGGGCGCCACGAGTACGCCTATACCGCTATCGGGTTCGCTTACGAACGTGTAGCGCGCATGTTGGTGCAGCGATGATGCGTTACGCCGCACGTCAGGATTCGAATCACGGGGAGATCATGGACGTGTTCCGGTCTCTCTTGGGTGAGCACGTCAGCGAAACATTCCGCTTTGGGGACGGGGTAGGGGACGGATACGTTTCCTTCGGCTGTTACGGGGTGTGGGTCGAGATCAAGTCCGATCCGAACGCCAAGCTCACCCCCGCAGAACTCAGGTTTCACATGCGGCACGCTGGCTGCATTTTCAGGGTCGAGAACACGCAACAGGCCGAGAACGTCGCCAGGATCGTGAGGGCTAGGGGGATGGCGCTTGCAGATGAATCACGCTGAGCGAGGGATATACCCGCTGGACGTCGTAGCGCCAGAGCATGAGGCGATCGACGACGACCTGAACGGATGGGGCCGGTGGAGCCGGGAGAGGCGCAAACGCCTGAAGGTGGGTTCAGCCGAGCGGAATTGTCAAAGTAGGGTCCGGGACCACCATTACCCGACCTATGAAGAGATGATGCCGTCCATCCTGAACCCGCGGCACCTCGAGATCGACAGGGCGGTTTTGAAAGTTCCCTACGAGCATCAGCGCTGCCTCAAGATGCACTACGTCGATATGCGGATAGCCTGGATCATCTGCCGGCAGCTCAGGATACGGCCTGGGGATTTTGGGCACTGGATGCGCGACGCCAGGTGCATGGTACTCAACATCTTGCGTAGGGAGGGGCTTGACACGCGACCTGTAGGGGCGCAGGATATGCGCACAATTTGATACCGCGAAAGCGAGACGGCGCCTGATTCAGGGGGGTGCCGTTCGCACTCTAAAAGCCCGAGACCCGAAAGGTTCCCGGGCTTTTTCGCTTTGGCACGCGCTCGTAAGGCGCCACCAACAGGAGGTTCCAAGTGGAACTATCAAGCGCTCGCCGAGACCGCTTGGCGAAGACGGCGTTCGGCTTGCCCGGGAAAAGGAAGTACCCCATGCCAGACCGCAGCCACGCCGCGAACGCGAAGGCTCGCGCCTCGCAGCAGGTCGCCGCGGGCAACCTCTCCGAAAGCGCGAAGGCCAAGATCGACGCCAAGGCCGACCGCATCCTGAAGATGGCGAAGAAGTAGTGGACGACCTCAAGCTCACCCGGCTGGACATGGCGACGCTGGTTCAGAACTCCTCGCTCAGCCCGGCCGGGAAGCGCAAGGCGCTCGCCAAGCTGGGCGTGGACACCGAGTATCAGCCGCATCAGGGGAAGCGCGAGACCGAACGACGCAAGAGGCAGCATGGCGCGGCCGTCTGACTTCTCCCTTGACCTCGCTGCGGAGATATGCGCACGCCTCGCTGAAGGGCAGCCGCTCGTCAAGATTTGCCGGGATGACGCAATGCCAGGAACGTCGACGGTCTATCGCTGGCTTGCGGATAAGCCCGAGTTCCGGGAGTTGTACGCGCGCGCCCGCGAAGATCAGGCTGACACTTTGGCCGATGAAATCATCGACATAGCGGACCAGAAGGACGGAGAAGCGGACACGCCGGACAGCGTGAACCGCGCCCGCCTTCGGGTGGACGCTCGGAAGTGGATCGCCTCGAAGCTGAAGCCCAAGCGCTACGGCGACAAGATCGACCACGAGCACACGGGCGGCCTCACGGTGAAGCTGGAGCAATCCGACTCCGGCCTGTGAAGCTCACCGCCCGGCAGCAGCAGGCGAACGCGTTACTGCAGTCTCCGGCGAAACACATCCTGCTCGATGGGGGTTCGCGCTCGGGCAAGAGCTTCGTGTTCGTGCGCGCGATTGCGACGCGGGCGCTGAAGGCGCCGAAGTCGCGCCACGCGATCCTGCGGTTCCGGTTCCAGCACTGCAAGGAATCGATCGGGTTGGACACGTTCCCGGCGGTTATGGAGCGCTGCTTCCCGAACGTGCCCTACGAGCTCAACAAGTCGGATTGGTACGCGACGCTGCCGAATCTCGCGGAGATCTGGCTCGGGGGGCTGGACGACAAGGAACGGACCGAGAAGATTCTCGGCAAGGAATACGCGACGCTGTACCTGAACGAGTGCTCGCAGATTCCGTGGGCCTCGCGGAACTTGGCGGTCACGCGTCTCGCGCAGAACTGCATGGTGCGGGTCGAGGGTGCGCCAGCAGTACCTCTCGCGCTCAAGATGTACTACGACTGCAACCCGCCGCCGAAGTCGCATTGGGCGTACCAGGTGTTTCACCTGAAGCGCGACCCGGAGACGAAGCAGCCGTTGCCCGATCCCGAGAACTACGCGCAGCTCAAGCTCAATCCCGAGGACAACCGGGAGAACCTGCCGGCGGACTACATCAGCGAGCTGAACAAGCTGCCGGAGCGCCTGAAACGGAGGTTCGCGCGTGGGGAATACGGCGAGGCTGCGCCTGGTGCGCTGTGGACCGAGGACATCATCGATCGGTGGAGACAGTCCGACCTCCCCGACATGCTTCGCGTGGTGGTCGCTGTGGACCCTTCCGGTTCTGGCGATGACGACAACGCAGGCAATGACGCTATCGGGATTGTGGTGGCTGGCCTGGGCACGGACGGCAACGGCTACGTGCTCGAGGACGTGACGGTGAAGGCGGGCCCGAAGGTCTGGGGCGGTGTTGCCGCGAACGCCTACGACCGCCACCGCGCCGACCGGATCGTGGCCGAGACCAACTTCGGCGGCGACATGGTGCGCTTCGTGGTCCAGGCCGCGAAGCCTGCCGTGCCGTTCAAGAAGCTCACAGCGAGCCGCGGCAAGGTCGTGCGAGCCGAGCCGATCTCCGCGCTCACCGAGCAAGGCAAGGTCAGGTTCGCGGGCACGTTCCCGGAACTTGAGGAGGAGCTGTGCTCCTTCACCACGAACGGCTACACGGGTAGCAGCTCGCCCAACCGGGCCGACGCGATGATCTGGGCGATGAGCGAGCTCTTCCCAGGGATCGTGAAGGAAGAACGGCCGAAGCCGAAGGCAGCAGCATCGAGAACCTACGTAGAATCCGCTCAGGGATGGATGGGATAAAAAATGCCAGACGCCAGCGCAAGGGTACAGAACGCAGTCGGGATGTATGCGAAGCAGTCGGGGATGGACTACGAGACCGTCGCGGCCTCGCAGACCGACCAGGCCCTAGGGGCGAACGGGGCGACGGGGGACTACCTCGACAAGCTCATCATCACGGTCGCCACGGCGGCCACGGCCGCCACCTCGATCAAGGACGGCGGCGGTAGCTCGATCTCGATCATGCCGAACTCGCCCGGGAACGGCATCGGGGTGTACGTGGTGCCGATCGGTGCGATCAGCACCGCCGGAGCCTGGAAGGTGACTACCGGCGCCGGCTCCTCCGTGGTCGCGGTGGGTCTCTTCACCTGATGTCCGAGGAGGCGGGCGCCGCCGCCCAAGGCACGGAGCCCAAGGGGAAGCCGTCAGGAGTAGAGAAGCTGCTCGAGACCGCGCGTGATCGCTTCAAGCGCTGCCGGGAGTCGGAGGCTGAGAACCGCGAGCGCGCGCTGCAGGCGCTAAAGTTCCGCAACCTCGACCAGTGGCCCGAGCAGATCAAGCGCGAGCGCGAGAAGGACCCGGAAGGCGCAAGGCCCTGCCTCGTCGCGGACAAGCTGAACCAGTACGTGCACCAGGTCGTGAACGACGGGCGCCAGAACCGACCCTCGATCAAGGCGCGGCCGGTCGACGACCAAGCGGACAAGGAAGTCGCGAAGATCTTCGACGGCATCATCCGGCACATCGAGGACGTCTCCCGGGCCCAGATCGCCTACGACACGGGCCTCGAGCACGCGGTCGATGGCGGCTTCGGCTACTGGCGCGTCATCACCGAATACTGCGACGAGATGTCCTTCGAGCAGGACATCCGGATCAAGCGCATCCGCAACCGCTTCACGGTGTTCTTGGACCCTGACCACCAGGAGCCCGACGGGTCGGACGCGACCTTCGGGTTCATCCTCGACCGGATGCCGCGCGAGGAGTTCAAGCGGCTCTACCCGAAGGCCGATCCCCTGGAGTGGGAGTCGGACGGTCAGGTGTTCGCCGGCTGGATCTTCCAGGACGACATCGTCGTCGCCGAGTACTTCCGGATCGAGCTTGAGGACGCGACGATCTGCCTGTGGGGTGACGGCTCGGTTTCGGTCAAGGGCTCGGACGAGGACAAGCAGTACGCCGCTCAGGGGCTTGCCAAGATCGAGGAACGGGATACCAAGATCCCGAAGGTCAAGTGGTCGAAGATCACGGCGAAGGACGAGCTCGACAAGCGCGACTGGCAGGGAAAGTACGTGCCGATCGTCAAGGTCGAGGGGAACGAACTCGACATCGAGGGCCGGCTCAAGCTCTCTGGCCTGGTCCTTCCGGCGATGGACTCGCAGCGCATCCACAACTATGCGCTCTCGGCGTTCGTGGAGCAGATCGCCCTTGCCCCGCGCGCTCCGTGGGTTGCGGCTGAGGGGCAGCTCGAGGGCTACGAGGGTGAGTGGAAGTCGGCGAACCGTCGCAACCTCGCCGTCCTCACGTACAAGCCGGTCACGATCGACGACACGCTCGCGCCGCCGCCGCAGAGGCAGCCGCCGCCCGGGATCCCTGTGGGCTGGCAGGCGGTGCTCGCCGACACCGAGCACGGCATCGAAGCGTCGATGGGGATGTACAAGGCGTCCCTCGGTGCTCCTTCGAACGAGAAGTCAGGCGTCGCGATCCAGCAGCGCGAGCGCCAGTCGGATACGGCGACGTTCCACTACATCGACAACCTCTCGCGTTCGATCGAGTTCACGGGGCGGATTCTGATCGACCTGATCCCGAAGATATACGACACCGAGCGCGTGGCGCGGATTCTGGGGGACGACGGCAACGTCGGGACGGCGCAGCTTGACCCGGAGCAGGGCGAGGCGATGGTCGAGCAGCCGGGCGAAGACGGCAGCATCGAGCGCATCTATAACCTGAACGTCGGGAAGTACGACGTCACGGTCTCGGTGGGTCCGTCCTACTCGACCAAGCGCCAGGAATCGGCCGCGGTCATGGCCCAGATCGCGCAGGCGTGGCCGGACTTCATGGCGCGCGCCGGCGACATCGCGATCCGGTCGCAGGACTGGCCAGACGCCGACAAGCTCGCCGACCGGCTGAAGCTCTTCCTCCCGCCGCAGGTGCGGCAGATGGAGGGCGACGGCAAGGAATCTCCGGAAGTTGCCCAAGCGAAGCAGCTCGTGACCTCGGCCCAGCAGGAATTGCAGAAGCAGGCACAGGCACTTCAGCACGCCCACGGCGAACTCGCCGTCGAGCAGCAGAAGCTCCGCGAGCAGCAGATGCAGCTCGACTACGAGAAGAAGCTCCTCCTCATGCGCGAGCAGTTCAGCCAGCGCGTCGACGCTGCTCGGAAGTCGGCCGAATGGGCCGAGCAGAAGGCGATGCTCGACCGCGTCATCACGGACGTGCAGGGCATGTTCCACGACGCGGAGTTGAGGATGCGCGAGATGGCGGTCGCGGGGGCCACCGATGCGATGAAGGCCCTCCACGCCGATCTCGACGACAAGGTTCAAGGCATCGCGAATCACCTCGCGATGTTCGAAGTTCAGGCGCAGCCCGAAGAAGCTGCCGCCGAGTAGTTCCCGGCGCCCGACCGGATCGGGCAAATCGAAGGAGTTCTCATGGCAGAAGCCGCACCTGCGCCTGCGGAAGGCGTAGCGCTTGACCCTGCGAAAACGGTCGATCCCGCGACGACAGCGGACGGAAAAACGGTCGAGTCGGAGAAGCCCGAGGGAAACGACGCCTCGGAGCCTGCGAAAGACGATGCACCAGTCACCCAGAAAGACCTGCGCCGCGTCCTGAAGTCGAAAGACCACTGGAAAGAACGGGCGCTACGTCTGGAAGGGGAGCTGAACGCTCGTCGGGAAGAGAAGCAACCGGAAGCGAAAGCCGGGGAACCGCAAGCGCCCAAGCGCGAGGATTTCGCCACCTACGAGGAGTTCATCGAGGCGAAGGCCGAGTTCAAGGCGTCCCGTGTGGCCGAAGAGCGATTCAAAGCGCTCGAGGAAGCCCGGGGCAAAGAGCGTGCGGAGACCGAGGAGAACCAGCGTGCCGAGTCGTGGCTGAAATCAGCCGACAAGGCGCGCGAAAAGTACGAGGATTACGACGAAGTCACCGGGAGCTACACGCTCACGCCGCACATGGCGCGATCGATGGCGGAGCTCGGCGACGTCGGCACGGAAATCAACTACTTCCTCGGCCAGCACCCGGAAGAAGCCGAACGGATCGCGAAGCTCTCCCCCTATCGCCAGGCCGCGGAGATCGGAAAGCTGGAAGTGAAGCTTGCCGTTCCGCCCAAGAAGACCTCGAAAGCGCCTCCCCCGATCGATCCCGTGCGCGGTAAGTCCGCTGCCGACGATGACGAGCCGAAAGACTCCGACCCGCCGGAAGTGTGGCGCCGCAAACGCGACCTTCAGGTGCAGAGGCAGCGCGGGGGCCGATGACCGACCCGTCCAAGCGGGTCGCATTCTGACGGAGACTCGCTTTGAGCAACAGCCTACTCACCCCGACGATCATCACGCGAGAAGCGTTGCGGGTGCTGCACGGAAACCTCGCGTTTCTGAAGAACGTCAACAAGGACTACGACCCGCAGTTCGGCAAGACCGGCGCGAAGATCGGCTCGACCCTCACGGTCAGGAAGCCGAACAAGTACACGGTGCGCACCGGCCGGGCGATGAACGCGCAGGACCAGAACGAGCAGTCGACCTCCCTCACGGTCTCCACGCAGAAAGGCGTGGACATGAACTTCACGGGGGCGGAGCTCGCGCTGACCATCGACGAGTTCAGCAAGCGCTACATCCAGCCGGCGATGTCGGTCCTCGCGGCCAACATCGACGCGGACGCTCTGTCGATGACGAAGGACGTCTTCAACTCGGTCGGGACCCCGGGAACCACCCCGGCGACCTTCCAGGTGTGGGCGGACGGCATGGCACGCCTGGACGACTTCCTCACCCCGCGGGATCCGATGCGTCAGGCGATTCTTTCGCCCACCGCGATGGCCCGCACCGTGGACGGGCTGAAGGGCCTGTTCCAGGACGGTGACAAGATCGCCGACCAGTACCGCAACGGCATCATGGCGAACTCCTCGATCGGCCTGAAGTGGGGCATCGACCAGAACGTCATCAACCTGACGATGGGTAGTCGCTCGGGCACGGTGCTGATCACCGACCCGTCGTCGCTGCTCGCTTCTGGAGCCACGCAGGTGACCATCGACGGCCTGGCCGGCGCGACGGACACCGTCAAGCAGGGCGAGGTCTTCACCATCGGCTCGGTGTTCGCGGTCAACGCGGAAACCAAGGCGAAGCAGACCTTCCTGCAGCAGTTCGTGGTGACCGCGGATGCGACTGCAGTGAGCAACGCAGCGACGCTCAGCATCAGCCCGTCGATCGTGACCTCGGGCGCGCTTCAGAACGTGGACTCCCTGCCGGCGAACAACGCGGCGATCACGTTCTACGGCACGACCTCGGTGACGGTGTACCCGCAAAACCTCATCTTCCATCGCGACGCCTTCACCTTCGCGACCGCAGACCTGCCGATGCCCCGCAACCCGGCGATCTTCGCGGCCCGTGAAGTCATGGACGGCATCTCGATGCGGGTGTGGCAGGGCGACGACATCATCAACGACATGTTCCCGTGCCGCATCGACGTGCTGTACGGCTTCAAAACCGTGTACCCGGAGCTTGCCGCCCGGGTCTGGGGCTAGGAGGAAACCATGGCAAACATCCAGCAAATCGACTACGGCAGCGGCCAGGCCGACGGCGCTGTCCTCGGTGGCGACACCACCGCGAAGATCGGCTTCTTCGGCGCCACTCCGGTGGCGCGCCGCACCGCCGCGACGCAAAGCACGCTCGCCGCGTACACGCTCACCACGGGAGGCGTCGGGTTCGTCACGACTGCGCAGTTGCAGTCGGTGCTCGATCAGCTGAACGAGGTGCGCGCGCTCCTCACGCAGTACGGCCTGTGGAAGGGGTCGTGAAATGGCCGGCCGCACCCTCGGCGTTGCCGAAGGAAATCCGACCCTCGATGGTCTCACCGTGGCGGGCGATTCACAGCTCGGCACGGCAGCGACCAACAAGGTCGGCTTTTTCGGGGCGACGCCAGTAGCACAGCGCACCGCAGCCACGCAGTCGACCCTTGCCGCATACACCCTCACGACGGGTGGGGTCGGCTTCGTGACCACGGCCCAACTGCAGTCCGTTCTGGACCAGCTGAACGAGCTGCGGGCGATGATGACGCAATACGGGATGTGGAAGGGATCGTAATCAAGCCCTACCGCATCAGCCTGGAAGGGAAGGGGCCTTGTACCGACGAGGCCATGAAGGAGAACCTCCGCTACGCGCTCGCCTCCGGTTATCCGGAGGTTGAGCCCGTAGCACCCAATGGGAAGTCCCTCGCCGTTGTTGGCGGGGGGCCAAGCATCATTCAGCACCTCGACCGGCTCGCCGATTGGCCGGGCGACATCTGGGCGATCAACCAGACCGCGAGCTGGCTCGCCTCGAAGGGCATCAAGAGCACGTTCTTCACCGTCGATCCGAGCGAGGTCATCGCCAATGAGTGCGGGGATCTGACCTGCATCGACTCCGCGCTCGTTGCTTCCACGGTAAGCCCGCGGCTCCTCGACAAGCTGCGCGGCAAGGACATTCGGATCTTCCACCTCGCCGAGCAGTACGAGGAGGCGAAACTGAAGATCAGCGGCGGACCGTCGACCGCCTGCCGTGCGCCGAAGCTCTCGATCGTGATGGGCTACGCGAACGTGACCTTCTTCGGCTGCGAGGGGTCGTTCGAGACCGTCTCGCACGCCTACCGGAACGAGAACACGCTCGAGAACAGGCCGTGGCAGCTCATCGTTAGGGCCGGCGGCGTTCTCTATCGCACTGGGCCCGACTACATGTTCTCGTCGGAGTACCTAGCGCGCGTTATCGCCGAGTTCCAGGGTTACTTCAGAGAGGAATCCGGCGGACTCCTGCGGGCGATCCTGCAGCACCCGGAGACCTGGGAGGTCGTCGCCCTCTCAGAGGCAATGAAAAACGAACTCGACCCGGAGGCCAAGCCGTATGTATTTCCTGAAGAAGAGAAAGCAGAAGCGGGTCGCCATCAATTCGAGAGAGCGCAAGCGGCTTCTCGCTGAGGGCTGGAAGGAAGTAACGCAGCACGACTACTTTTCCGCAGGACTGCCCAAGCGCGGCGCCCGGGCTGAAGTTTCCATGGGGGCTTGATGTTCATCGGTATCCCGTCCTACAACGGCCTCATCCACAACGCGACCGTGAAGGGGCTGCTAAATGCCGCCCTGGTCGCCGGGAAGTACGGCTGGCCCTACGCGGTGGAGGTGATACCGCACGACGCATTCATCGGGAAAGCCAGAGACCTCATCGCGCACAAGTTCCTCGCTTCCGGATTCCAGGACCTCGTCTTCGTCGATGCTGACATCGGCTTCGACATCAAGGGATTTCTCGCCCTGTGCAAGGCCGACGTCGACGTCGCGATGGGCCTGTACCGGATGAAAGAGAAGACCGTGAAGGTCGAGTTCTCGCGCTTCCCGGCGCTCATCCGCAACCCGATCGAGCTGAACGAGCAGAACGACAACCTCGTGCGCCTCGAGTACGGCCCGGCGGGCTTCATGAAGATCCGCCGCTCGGTCTTCGAGAAGATGATCGAGAAGTGGCCCGAGGACTGGTTCCAGGACGACAGGCACGGGAAGATTTACGACTTCTTCCCCTGCGGTCGGTTCGGGCACGATTTCATCGGGGAGGACATCAGCTTCTGCAACCGGCTGCGAGAGCTCGACATCCCGATCTGGGGCGTGCAGGGGGTCGATCTCGACCATTACGGCGAAGGCGTCTGGGGCGCGAATTGGCGCATCACGCACCCCAAGGAACAGGTTAGCCAAGCCGCATGAGCTCCACCGCGCGCACGATCCTCACCGCGGCGCTGAAGGACCTCCGGGTCTATGGCGCCGGCGATACGCCCTCAGACGACGACCTCGAGGACGCGCTCTACCAGCTGAACAACATGCTCGATTCCTGGTGGACGGAGCGCCTTGCCGTGTACCAGATCAGGCAGGACTCGGGGCTGACGTGGGCGGCCGCCGCGCAGTCGCGCACGGTGGGCTCCGGGGGAAACCTCAACATCACGCGGCCCTTCCGGATCACGAACGTGGTCTTCACGGTCTCCGGCATCGACTACCCGGTGAGGAAGATGATCACGCG